CTGGCATGGGCAAGACGCAGGTGCTCAGAGAACTGAGCTACCACATACAACAGCACACAGAGGACAACATAGGTCTGCTCTTTCTGGAGGACCCGCTGGAGGACGCTGCACGGGGCATGATGAGCCTGTCAGCTGGTAAGCCTCTGCACCTGCCCACCACAGAGTTTACGCAGGATGAGTGGGACAACGCTTTTGCTGACACCCTAGGCACAGGACGGTACGTGTTCTTCGACTCGTTTGGATCGAATGACATAGACACCATCATCAATACCATACGGTACATGCGCTACTCCTGTGACTGTAGGTACATCTTCCTTGACCACATCTCCATTCTTGTCAGTGACCAGAGCGCAGGTGATGAACGGAAGGCACTGGACGAGATAGCAACCAAGCTCAAGACCCTGACCATTGAACTGGACATATGGCTAGGCATGGTCAGTCACTCCAAACGCCCCGCTGGTAAGCCACATGAAGAGGGTGGTCATACTTCACTCTCTGAACTGCGCGGCACCGCTGGCATAGGTCAGCTGAGTAACATGGTGCTAGGACTGGAGCGTAATGGACAGGACCCTGACCTCTACAGGAGGAACGTCACGCTGATCCGGGTACTGAAGAACCGCTTCTCTGGTCTGACTGGTCCAGCCTGTCACCTACACTATGACCGTGACACAGGACGCTTGACACAGATAGACGATCCTGATATAGACCCAGAGTTGGAAACCATTGACGAGGTAGAGGAACCGAATGAAACGAATATGTCTTGACATAGAAACAGACGGGTTTGATCCATCGCACATCTGGTGCGTAGGTACAGAGGATATAGACACAGGAGAGACCCGTCTCTTTCTTGAAAGTGACCGTCTTAAATTTAGGGAGTTTATGCGAGATGTCGAAGAAGTTTTGGGATTTAATGTTTTACAGTTCGATCTGCCTATTCTTGATAGCCTGTGGGGTGTGCGTGTACCTGTGGATCAGGTTACAGATGTGCTTCTTCTATGTCAGCTAGAACAGCCGGGACGAGAGGGTGGTAATTCTCTGGAGGCGTGGGGTGGTAGACTTAGGTTTCCCAAGATGGACATGGAGAAGGAGGACTTCTACCGTGGGTACACCGAGGACATGGGCATCTATTGCATGAACGATGTCAGACTCACTGTCAAGCTGTACCATCACATCACCTCTGTCATGGCTGGTAGATTTAGCAAGGACAGCATTCGACTTGAGCATCAGGTCAAGGCCATCACCTCAAGACAGGAAGTCAACGGGTTCTACCTTGACGAGTTCAAAGCTATGTCACTGAGCGCAGATTTCTCTGAACGTCTCACCGATATCACTGAGAAAATGCAGGAGATATTCCCGCCGAAAGAGATACAGCTGAAGACCAAGGTCAAGTACGAACCGTTCAACCCCGGCTCTCGTAAGCAGATCGCGGAGCGTTTGATGGAGCGTGGGTGGGTGCCAGAGAAGCACACCGAGAAAGGTAACGTGGTGGTGGACGAGACCACCCTTGCCAGCATAGACATGGACGAGGCCAAGGTACTGGCAGAATACCTGATGCTACAGAAGAGAGCGGCACAGGTAAAGTCTTGGCTAGAGGCTATCAAACCTAAGACTGGCAGGGTACATGGTAGGGTGCTCACCCTCCAGACTATCACAGGAAGGATGGCTCACGCCTCTCCTAACATGGCACAGGTCCCAGCCGTGTACTCACCCTACGGTGCAGAGTGCAGAGGCTGTTGGACTGTACCCTCTGACAAGAAAGTTCTTGTGGGTATAGATGCTTCATCAATTGAACTGAGGATGTTATGTCACTACATGAAGGACGAGGACTACACCACACAGGTTGTCTCCGGTGACATACACACATACAACCAGCAACTGGCAGAGCTACCCAGCAGGGATCAGGCAAAGACATTTATCTATGCTCTCCTGTACGGCGCAGGTGCTGCCAAGATAGGATCGATCATTGGGAAAGGTGCAGCGGAGGGGCAGCAGATCATGGACAGGTTCTTCCTAAATCTGTCATCCTTTCAAGACCTCAAGACCAAGGTGAACAAAGCAGCAGAGCGCGGGTGGATCGCTGGCCTAGACAAGAGGACACTCCACATACGCACCGTTCACGCATCTTTGAACACACTCCTACAAGGTGGCTCTGCCATACTGATGAAGAGAGCACTGGTGATCTTTGATAAGTTTATCAAGGAGCAGGGACTGAACGCTATCTTTGTTGCCAACGTACACGATGAATGGCAATTAGAGGTTGACAAGGACCATGGAGATGTGGTAGGTAAGCTAGGAGTTGATGCTATCAAGAGAGCGGGTGACTACTACAAGCTACGTTGTCCTCTTGACGGTGAATATAAAGTAGGAACCAGCTGGGCAGAGACCCACTAGAAAGGAGGTACAAGTGGACGTTTACATGCACACAGCAATAGCCGTGGCGGTTATCATAGTTGCTTTTATAGTCGGTTACTATGTGTCTATGTCTAAACACCTTGAGAAAGGGGTAACATTTACCCTTGACAAACTTGAGAAAGAAAATGTAATCAAGGTTGATGATACAACTGAAGGCAAGAAGATACTGACAATCTCTGAGGTGCACAATGAACTTATGAACGAGAACACAATTCTAAAAGACAACGTGTACCAGCTGGAGAAACAGTTGAACACCTCCAGAAAAAAACTTGTTGACAAACTGGTTTAAGTTTGCTATATACCATTCACGCTAACAAACAGAAAGGAGAAATATTTCATGGGTATTATTCAGGGCAAAGCATATTGGGCAAAGGTTGATCCCAACAATCCCTCTCAAATCTACAACACCACTGGTCCCTACGACAAGCAGTGGACGGTGGATGTCACACTGGACGAAGCAGCGGGTGCTGTACTTCAAGCCTTCGACATGGACGCAAGCATTCGAGACGGTAGTGAAGAAGCCGTGGCAGCTGGCAAAGGTCGTATGCTCAACGGTAAACCTACACTTCTCTACAACAAGGGTCATGTCGGTGATGACTTCTACTTCACTTTCAAGTCAAGGGCTTTTGACAAGATGAACAACCCCAAGCGTCCACCGTCGATTGTAGATGCAGATCGTAACGACATCACGGGTACGCTTATCGGTAACGGTTCGCTTGTCAATGTAAAGTTCAACGAGTGGCAGAACCCTGCGTCTGGTAAGACTGTCCTGTACCTCAACGGGCTACAGGTGGTTCAACTTATTCCGTATGAGAAGGACGGTGGGTTTGAAGTTATCGAAGGTGGGTTCAAGGGTCAACCGCGTAACACCTCCACGGTGACTGTTGAAGAAGATTTTGAATCGGTAAGTCTCTAGGAAAGGAGAAACTTTATGGCTAAATCAACTGCACAATCCCGTATACTTCGCGCACTCAAGAGTGGCTACCGTGTCACTCGTAAGACTAGCATTGAGCGTGGCTGGGCTGAGAACTTAACGGCGGCTATCTCAGCTTTACGAAAGAAAGGTTATCAGATTCTTTCGGTTCGCGTTCCAATGCCTGATGGTGGGGTCTACACTCGTTATAAGTTAGTAGGCTAAACCATGACTAAGAGCAAGATTAGTTCTCTTCTGCAGGATATTGAGGAGAGACTAGAAGAAGGTGGGGCTGTGGAAGAGTCTAATCTTGCTCTCTTTCTGGAGGAGATGGGGGAGATCATGGAGCGTTTCTTCTCCGAGGGTAACTCCTACAGTACAAAAGGAAGGATGAGACTTTCAGCAGTGGGCAGAGAGGATCGTAAGCTTTGGTATGAATATCAAGGGTACGAGAGACCAAACTTAACGACATCAAACAGAATGCGATTTGTCTTTGGCCACATACTGGAAGCTCTCATCCTCCTTCTTGTCAGGGAAGCAGGACACAGTGTAGAGGATTGTCAAAAGAAAGTTACAGTGAATGGAGTTGACGGTCATATTGATTGCGTTATCGATGGAGAACTGGTTGATGTTAAGTCTGCTTCTCCGTATGGGTTTAAGAAGTTTAAGGACGGATCAATAACAAAAGGTCAAGACCCTTTCGGTTATATGTATCAGCTAGGTTCTTATGCCAACGCACTAGGTAAAGACAGAGGTTACTTCCTCTCTGTTGACAAAAGCAGTGGTGAACTAAACCTGCTCAATGTAAATCTACAAAAGATAGACGCACCAAACCGTATTGACTTTCTAAAGGATACGTTGGTAAAAGATACACCACCGGACAAATGTTACAAAACTAAGGAGGACGCCTCTGGTAATCACAAGCTACCCTCTGGGTGTAAGTTTTGTGACTTCAAGGTGGAGTGTTGGAAAGATGCAAATAACGGAGTGGGTCTGAGAAGATTTAACTATGCCAACGGACCAGAGTTCTTTACGCATGTGGAGAAGCTGCCAAGAGTGGAGGAGGATTTTCTGTGAGCACAGTGGTAGATATAACTGAGGATGAGCTTGAACATTGTAAGCAGCTGGGTATCAAGCGTCACATGGCAAAGCATCCATCGTTCAGAGAAAAGAGCATTGTACCTACTAAGCAGCTGTACACTGGCGAGTCGCATGTGCTAGGTATTCTAGGTGAGTATGCATATCACAAGATCACAGGCTCCAAGATTGATGAGTGTATCTACGAAAGAGGAGATGCTGGTTACGACTTTGAGGAGAACGGATCAAAGGTTGAGGTCAAGGTCAGTACCTTTGGTCCCTCTGGTACAGAGTTGAAGATACCCAAGAAAGAATACGAGGAAAGAAAACCAGATGAGTATGTGCTTGTTTATATTAACAAGAACAATCTCAAAGATGTCACCGTGCTAGGAAAGATTAGCAGGAAAAATTTTGACAAGAAGAAACGTGAGAAACAATATGGACCAAGGTATCCTGTTAATTATATCGTAGGTGCGGAGGACTTAGATGCACTGGACGTTTAAGGATGACAAGACCAGAGTGCCGCAACCTGATGAATACTTTGGTTTTGTATATGTCATCACCAATAAGCTTACCACCAAGCAGTACATTGGTTGTAAGCAGTACTGGCAGATGCGTAAGCGTAAGAAGTACAAGCCATCCAACTGGCGTGTCTATACCTCCTCATCAAAAGATTTGAACGAGGACATTGACAAGCTAGGCAAGAGACGGTTTAAGTTTGAGATCATACAAGAATATAAAACAAAGAGAGGGCTACACTACTACGAACAATACTATCAGATGAAGCACCATGTCCTTACCGCTATGATAGAGGGAACAGATGAGCCAGCTTACTATAACAAGAACATAGGCGGGATCAGATTCTATGCTCCTGTTGAAAAGTTTGAAGACCCTGAGTATAGAAAAAAAATCTCTAAAGGTCCCTACAGAATTACCTTTGACACTGGTAAAGAGATTATAGTTGATAGCCTTAAAGGTTGGGCAGAAGAAAACAATTATAATAATAATCATCTTTTTGATATGTTATATAAAAGAAAAATTAAAAGAGGCAGAGAAAGAAGAAGGAACTTTCCTTCTGATGAGAAAGCCTATCCAAGAAATAGATGCAAAGACGTAATAAAAGTAGAAAGACTGAGTGATGAAGAGGAGA